GAGGACAATATATCAGAAGATATTAGTAATGAAGATCAGTTAGAACAAGTAGCTACTATCTCAGCTAATAATGATCCTGAAGTAGGTAAATTAATTGCTACTGCTATTGAAAAAGTAGGTAAAGATGGGGTTGTTCATATTGAAGAATCTAAATCAGGAGATACTTATTTAGAAACAGTAGAAGGTATGCAAATTGATAGAGGATATAAATCTCATTTCTTTGTTACAGATAATAATACTATGACTTGTACATTAGATGAACCTTATATTTTAATTGCTAATTCAAGATTTACAACAGTAAAAGAATTACTTCCTATTTTAGAAGGAGTTTCAAAAACTGGTAAATCATTATTAATTATTGCAGAAGATATTGATAATGAAGCTTTAGCAACATTAATTGTAAATAAAAGTAGAGGTACTATCAAAGTAGCTGCTATTAAAGCCCCAGATTTTGGTGATAGAAGAAAATTAATCATGGAAGATATTGCTGCTTTAACTGGTGGTCAAGTTTATGATAAAGATAAAGGAATGAAATTAGATAAATTCTCTTGGGATTGGTTTGGTGAAGCTCGTGCTGTTACTATTTCTAAAGATAAAACAACTATTATTGATGGTAAAGGAGAAGGTGAAGTTATCGAACAAAGAGTTGAAGAATTACAATCACAAGTTGATAATTCAACAACTCCTTTTGAAAGAGAACAATTACAAACTCGTTTAGCAAAAATGATTGGGGGAGTATCTATTATTCATGTTGGAGGTCATACTGAAACAGCTATGAAAGAAACTAAAGATAGAGTTGATGATGCATTAAATGCTACAAAAGCAGCATTAGAAGAAGGTATCGTCCCTGGTGGAGGTACAGCTTTACTATATGCTAGAGAATCTATTACAGGAGTAGTTGGAGCTAAAAACGATAACATAGGTGCTGAAATTGTATATAAAGCATGTGGTAAACCATTTGAACAAATTTTAGTAAATGCTGGATGGGATTCAGTTCAAGCTCAAATGTTAGGAAGGTATGAATTAGTAGACTCAGGTAATGATAGTTGGGCTGGATATAACCTTAAAAAAGGAGAAGTTGTTGATATGAAAGAAGATGGAATTATAGACCCATCTAAAGTAACAAGAACAGCATTAGAAAATGCAGCTGAAGTAGCAGGAACTATATTATTAACTGAGTGTGTTGTAGTACCTCACCCAGATAAAGAAAATACCCCTGATGCTGTGATGAATTTCTAATATTTATGGATATGGCAACACAGTTAGAAGAATATAATGAATTAATCGCTACTAGAGTTCCACCTGGAGATAGGTGGACTCTGGTTGGTGATGCTAAAAAAGAGGTTTATGAATCTATTACAGATGTATTAGAAGCTTATTTACATAAAACTAATTTTATGGGTGAATATAGATTAGATCCTGTTAATAGTAAATTATATGCAATTCAAACAAGTGAAGTAGAAATAATCCAAGAAAAACCTAAAACTTATTCATTATATGGAGAGTTTAAACAAGGTGTTTAGGTTGGATAATTAAATAAAAGTTATTATATTTAGGTTATGAAAAATAGTTTATTAGTCGAAAAATATCGTCCTACTAACATAGACAATTATGTAGGAAATGAAAACATCAAAAATACTATATCCCAATACTTAGGACAAAATGATATACAAAATCTATTATTTTATGGTCCAGCAGGTACTGGAAAAACAACATTAGCTAAATTAATTGTTAAAAATTTAGATTGTGATTCTCTTTACATTAATGCTTCTGATGAAAGAGGTATTGATACCATCAGAGCTAAAGTAACTGGATTTGCAAGTACAATGTCTTTCAAACCATTAAAAGTTATTATATTAGATGAAGCTGATTTTTTAACTATACAAGCACAAGCATCATTAAGAAATGTAATTGAAACATTTTCTAGAAGTACTAGATTTATAATGACTTGTAATTTTATAGAGCGTATTATAGATCCTTTACAATCTAGATGTCAAACACTAAAAATAGTACCTCCAAATAAAGTAGATGTAATTAATCATTTGATGAAAATTACACAGAGGGAAAACATTCAAGCAAGTGTTGGGGATTTAGAATCAATTGTTGATAATAGTTACCCTGATGTTAGAAAAATGTTAAATACTATTCAGGTATCAACAGTTAATAATAGTCTTAACTTAGATACAACATCAATAGTATCTTCTAATTATAATAAAAAAATATTAGAAGTATTAAAAACTAATAATAGTGACTTTGAAAAATATAAAAATATTAGACAAATAATAGCAGATGCTAATGTATCTGATTTTGAAGAATTATATAGATTTTTATTTGATAATTCTTCTACATTTGCTCCTAATAATGAAGGAATGGTAGCCATCCTTATTAATGAATATAGTTATCAATCTAATTTTAGAATTGATAAAGAAATTAATGCAATGGCTCTAATATCAAAATTAATAGAATTAAAATAAACATTAAAATCAATTAACATGGAAGGAACAAATCCACAACAACAAAGACCAAACATTGACTTAAACAATACATCAGCTATTGATACACCTGATGGAGGTAAAATTTGGCAACAAGGAGTATTATTACGTAAAGTATCTAAATTTGTAGTTGGAGCTGAAGAAGATGCAGTTATGCCAATTCCTGTATTTTGGGATCCAACATCAGGTAAAATACTAGAAAGTACAATCCCTTTAGAACTAAGAGAAGAATTTAAAGATCATATGTCTGGAGGAGAGTAATGGTAGGTAAAGAGATTAAAAATGTTTTTGGATGGTTAAATGAAATAACCGTCCAAAAATCATCTCCTGATTCATTTTCAGATAAATCTTGGGATAATTGGAATTCTTATATGGTTCATAGATTTTTAAGTATGAACTTTAAGTATTTAGATATTGTTAATTATGTCCAAAAGATAAATCCACAAAATAAAAAGGAAATCTATACAATCTACAAACAACTAATTCCAAAAAGAAAAATTTGGAATAAGTATATTAAAAACCAAAATAAACAAGACTACAAAGAATTAGTTAAATTTGTGTCAAAGTATTTTGAGGTTGGAAATAATGAAGCTTTTGATTATATTCCAATATTAGGTAAGGAAGGGGTAGATGATATTCTTAATAAAATGGGAATTGAAGATAAAGAAAGAAAAAAATTAATTAAAACATCAAAAATAAAATGAAATTAGAAGTATATAACTTTTTAAAAGCAGAAGCAGAAGCTGATAAAGCTAAAGCATTAGCTAGTATAGAATTATTAACTAACAACCCAGCAGGTATAGGTGATCATTCAACTAAAGATTATTGGGATAATTGTACAGAATCTCTTAAGCTAATAGCATCAGCAGAAGAAAGACTTGAAACTTTAGAAAAATATTTTAAACCAGGAAAATCTGTTGTATAATGGGTTGTTCTAAAAAAACTTATGAAGAAGATATGAGCGATAGAGAAATCATGAATTCTAAAGGTATGGGGTCAGGATATCCCCATGAATTTAATTCAGCAAATGTAAGAGTCCAACCATCCCCAGAAGTAGAGGAATTTGAATTAGAATATCCTGAATTATCTAAAGAATTTAGAAATATACAAAAAGAAATGTATGAAATGTTTGCTCGTAAACATATGGATTATGGGTTAAATAACATTGCATTAGGTGGGGATTTAACACAAAAAGCAGATAAATCATTTTCACTTACAGGTTTAGCTATAAGATTAACAGATAAGATTAGTAGATTAAAAAATCTTCTAATTAATGGAAGAAATTTTGTTAAGGGAGAAGGAATGGAAGATACATTTCTTGATATAGCTAATTATGGTATAATAGGACTTCTTGTAGGTCGTGATAAGTGGAAAAAATAAGTTTTGCCTCGAAAAATTCCGAAAATAGTAAAGGAGATTAGAAATAACCCCCCAGCTCCTCTTGATTTTGCAACTGAAAAAAATATTTCTTTTTCTCAATTGTCAATGTATTCACAATGTCCCAAAAAATGGTCATTAAATTATAGAGAAGGACATAAAGTTAGTGAACAAAGTATTCATATGACTTTTGGTACAGCTATACATGAAACTATTCAACATTATTTAGATGTAATGTATGAAAAAAGTGGTGCTGAAGCAGATAGAATTAATTTAGAAGATTATTTTGAAGAGAAACTGAGAGATTCTTATGCAGAATCTTATAAGAAAAATAAAAAAGTACATTTCAGTACTCCAGAAGAAATAAGAGAATTTTACGAAGATGGAGTTAATATTTTACAATTCTTTAAGAAAAAAAGAAATGGATATTTTTCCAAAAAAGGAACATATCTAGTTGGATGTGAAATACCAATTATAATATCACCTAATCCATATTTACATCGAGTTAAATATATGGGGTATTTGGATGTAGTATTATATAATGAAACATTAAATAAATTTACTATAATTGATATAAAAACATCTACTAAAGGATGGAATAAATGGGCTAAAAAAGATGAAATAAAACAATTTCAATTAGTATTATACAAAAAATTCTTTAGCCAGCAATATAATATTCCTATTGAAGATATAGATATTGAATTCTTTATAGTAAAAAGAAAAATATGGGAAGACACAGAATATCCTATGAGTAGAATTCAACAATTTATTCCTGCTTCTGGTAGAAATAAATTAAGTAAAGCATCGAAATTATTAGATACTTTTATAAAAGATGTTTTTAGTTTGGATGGTACATATAAAGATCGTACATTTATTCCCAAGCCAAGTAAATGGAATTGCACATTTTGCCCATTTAAAGAAGATGATAAATTATGCAATGCAGTTGGTAAAAATTTATAATCTACATATATGTATAGACAAATATAATATAAATAATAAAGATTATGGCAACAACTGAAAAAAAAGAAATGACATTAACAAGTGTCAAAGTAAAAAGTGATTTATTTGAAAACTTTAAAATTGAATGTGTAAGAAGAAAATTTTCATTCCAAAAACTAGCAGATAGGGCTCTTCATTTATACTTAACAGATGAAGATTTTAGAAAAAAAATTAATTCACATACAGATTTAAATTTAAACGAGTAAAGATAATATGAAAGAAGGTTACATTAAAAAAGATAAAAGAAAAAAAATACTTTTATTAACAGATGATATAAGAACACATTCCGGTGTAGCACAGGTAGGTAGAGAAACTGTTCTTAATACTTGTCATCGATATAATTGGGTCCAATTAGCAGGTTCTATAGAACACCCAGAAAAAGGACAAATAATTGATTTATCAGCAGATACAGCAAAACAATCAGGAGTACAAGATGCTAATGTTAAGTTGTATCCTGTAGATGGTTATGGGAATCCTGATGTTTTAAGACAAGTAATAGCTAGGGAAGAGGTAGATGCAGTATTTTTAATTACTGATCCTAGATATTTCAAATGGTTATTTGATATGGAAAATGAAATCAGAAAACATATTATC